CAAGAATACTCTTATCAAGTTCAGGCCGAGGTGTCATTTGATAAGTACGAAGAGATTGTAAGAAACGCGATACACGTAGCTGGCACAGAACTGTTTGGTGAAACTCACTTGAGTGGTGTTGTAAATACAGCGTACACAACTTCATCAACCATGAGTCGTGGACAAGCTGTTGAATACGACTCAGAAGTAATTGAATCGTTCAACACAGCTAATACGCTATTCACAGACATCTATGTTCTAGAGCCGACTAACTCTGGTGTCGGAAGACTCAGCACAGAGGTTGTCATTGTTGATGGTGGTACTGGGTACTCAAATACATCAACAGTCACGTTCACTGGTGGTGGTGAGGGTAACACAACACCTACAGATGTAGCTACGGCTTCTATCGTAACAGATGGCTCTGGTGTGATAACAGACTTCAACATTATTTCTAGAGGCTCTGGCTACGTGACTGAACCAACGATCACGATCTCAGACGGCTCTAACGCTAATGTACAGATAGACATACAATATGGTTATGGTTTTATAAAGAGTCCTTATTCTAACATAAATACTATAATCAATCAAGCAATTGGCTTTGGTGACATCGTATTCGAAGAAACATCGGTATTATTCTAAGGGGTAGACATTGACACTACTTACACCTACATTCAAATCACAGATGGCCAATAAGTTCGTAACTGATCTTGGTCAAGAAAACTATTATGTTTTTGCTGGTAAAACAATCGGCTACACTGGTAATGTGCCAGAAGCAAGCAATAGCGTTGATGGTTATTTCTTAGACCCTGATCAAGAAATGATCTTTGGTAAAAACGTAACGTCTACTGATTACAATCTAATGATTCGTAATAAGCCTTGGACTGCGAATACCACTTACGCACAATACGATAACTCGCTAGAAGATTTAGAGAATAATGACTTTTATGTGGTTTCTAAAGAAGGCGTTGACTATGGTGTATTCAAATGTTTGAATAATAACAATGACGCTATTTCAACACATCAGCCATTAGTTTCCGAAACTTCAGCGTCTGATGAACTTTATAAGACTTCAGACGGTTATGTTTGGAAATACATGTATAGCATCACAGATGCGAACTACAAAAAGTTTGCCACTTCTGATTATGTGCCACTCTACATTGAATCTGATGTTGTCAACAATGCGGTAGAAGGTTCTATAAACTCATACGAACTGACTGACACGGGTCTTGGTTATGACCCAAATGTGTCTGGCACAATCGTACAGACTAACATTAGCGGTCTTGCCACAAAGTTTTACGTACAAGGTGACGATCCTCTGACCGCAACAACAAACTACTATGTAAACAGTGCGCTTTACATTACACAAGGTACGGGTGCAGGTCAACTCAAAAAAATAGTTGGGTACGGTGTTGAAGGCAACTTCAAGTATGTTGTCTTGGAATCCGCATTTACAACCCAGCCAGCATCAGGCGACTTATTTGAAATTTCTCCTAATGTTGTTGCTTCTGGTGATGGTACTGGATTTCAAGCAAGAGCAATCGTTGCAGCTAACACAACATTCATTGAATCTATAGAAGTTGTGGAACAGGGGTCTGGATACAAGTATGCTGATCTGACCATTGAAACAAATGAATCAGTGGTTGACAACACTTATTCACAAGCGACCGCAAGGGCAATCATTTCACCAAAAGGTGGACACGGCGCAAATCCGCAAGATGAGCTATTTGGCCATTATGTATGCCTCTCTGTCTATTTCATTGAATCCGAAGTTCCTGGTGAGGGTAATGACTTCAGAACAATAGGTGTTCTAAAGAACCCAACATTCCGTGAGGCTATTATTGAGTTGAATAATATCACTGGTATCTCTCAGGGTAATACTGTCACACAGACATCCACAGGCGCAACTGGCACAGTCTCAGCGATTGATGCAGTCAATACAACAATAACGATTGGAAATGTGACTGGTGTATTTTCTGATGCTATTGACGAAGTTATTACAATCAACTCTACTGATTATGACATAATTGCAATAGATAAGAATACTGATGTATTTGATCAGAGAATCTCTGTGGGTGTTACATACACTGTAGGTACTCAGTTTGTACAAGATGAACTGGTGATACAAGAGGACACTGGCGCGCAGGGTTACGTATACAACGATAATGGTACACTATTTTTAGTAAATGTCAAGGGCACATTTGCAAATTCGGTAACAGATGAAATCATTGGTCAAACGTCTGGAACAAAAGCGACTATAAATAGTGTAGGTGAAAGTGATATGATAATCGGATCAGAAGACATTCTGTATGTTCAAAACGTAAGTCCGATTACAAGAACAATCAGCAATACCGAAAGAGTAAAGATAATTTTAGGGTTCTAAGAGGTACAAATGAGTCTAGAAACAGATTTCAATGTAGCGCCATACTTTGACGACTACGATGAAGAGAAAAACTTTCACAGAATACTATTCAAGCCAAGTCTAGCCGTACAGGCCAGAGAACTGACTCAGTTGCAAACGATTCTTCAGAATCAAGTTGAGCGTTTTGGTGAAAACATTCTCAAGGGAGGCACAATCATCAAGGGTGGGAACTTCGTAGAAGAAGCACCTCTTCCTTATGTGAAAATCAACGATAACAACACGTCTAATGCAAACATCAATGTCCTTCAGTGGGAGGGGTTGTACGCTGTTGAAAATACAACTGGCATCAGGGCGTTGATCGTAAAGACTGCTTTTGGTCTTGAGACACAAGCACCAGACTTGAACACACTCTTTCTTAGATACCTAACAACAGCATCATCAGGCGCTAAGACATTTTCTGCTGGCAGCACTATTGAGATTCAAGAGGGAGGTGGTACAGTAGTAGATACTGTAACTGTCGCAGCACAAGAAACCACACCAATCGGAAACGGGTATGGCGTTCGTTGTGGCGACGGTATTATTTTCCACAAGGGTCACTTTATTCGCTTTGAAGACAATCTTACTATTGTATCCAAGTATTCTGTCACACCAGATGATGTGGTAGTCGGCTTTAGAACAACAGAAGAAATCATCAACAGTGACGCAGACAACACGCTTCTGGACAACGCGAATGGGTTCAACAACTTCAACGCGCCAGGCGCAGATCGTGTAAAACTTACACCAGTTCTGACGGCTCTTACTCTAGCACAAGCTGAGGCTGACGATAGTTTCTTTGCTCTACAAGAGTATCAAAATGGTTCCGTTGTAAGACGAAAGCTGACAACACAGTACAATCACATTGAAAAGTACGTTGAAAAAAGAACAGCGGAGAGTGAAGGTAACTTTACTGTCAAGAGATTTGATCTAAACATTGAGGATTCAAAAACGTCAAACACGGATCAACTAGCATGTGTGATTGGGCCAGGCGTTGCATATGTTGAAGGCAAAAGAGTTGAAATCGTTGATAACTACTCTATTGACTTTGATCGCGCAACAGATACAGACACAGTAGAGAATCAAGACATTGTTGCTAACTATGGCCACTATGTGGTTGTTGATAACTTCTCTGGTTTGTTTGATCACACAACCGCCGAGTCTGTTAGTCTGAGAAATTCTGGTGATACTGAAATCGGGACAGCCAATGTTCGTTCTGTAACAAGACATAACTCAACGCAGTTCAGAATCTATCTGTTCAACATTCAGATGACTTCTGGAAATACGTTTGAAAATGTAAGAGGCATCAACTACAACTCTGGCGACGGTACAGCCAATACAGTACTAGATTCTTCAAACAACGCAGTTATTTCTGACTTCTCATTCAAAAGAAGTGTGTATCCAGTTGGTAAATCTGCTATTGAATCCTTTGACTTGACAGGCGCAGATTATAACTTTAGGGCTGTTTCCAAAGATACGATTCAACTATCTGGTGGACTTGGTTCTGTTACTGTGGAACTCACTGGGAATGATACGTGGCCTTACACTGTAGGTCAAAATCTAAATGAAGATGAAAAAGCTGAGTTTATTGTAGTTGCTGATGCAAATAGTAGCCCATACTCGTCGGGTGATGTTATTGACATAAGCGGGGCTAATGGCAGTATCTATATAGACTCTTCAACATCAGCAACCATTTCATTAGCTGCTGGCGTATCACCATCCGCGGATTTAGACGTTGACGTTTATTTCAAAGCTAAGAAAACTGTAAATGCAGTAAACTCAAAAGTTCTTGACACGATTTATGTAAAAATTGACGTTGACACTCACCCAAATGGCAATACTGGTGTATACAGTCTTGGTGTACCTGACGCTTATTCTATTGAAAATATATGGGTAGGAAATACATATTCCGAATCTAATGATGATGTAACAGATAGATTTAGATTATTTACAAATCAAAAAGATACGTTCTATAATCTTTCGTATATTGCA